GTTTATTGATTTGGCTTGCCAGCACAAACACCTATCCTGTGTTAGATGCGAAAACACGAAATAACCAAATCTACAAGCAAAAGACCTACGAACTAAAGCCTAGCTTCAACAATTACATGAACCACGTTTATAACGACAAATTTAAATAAGATGATAGTAACTGAAATTAAAGACTTTGAGGTCTACAAGAAAAGCGGACACGAGCTAGTGTACTTAATGGTAACTCTACACGATGAGGGTGACACGGACACCAACGGCGAAATACTAGCTGAATACGAAATAGAAATTTACGATTCTTACTCTAACTACAAAATAACTAAAAAGAACTACAATGAAATTCTTACAATCAAACAAACCCAAGACTGCGATAACTACCTTGAAACCATTTACGACCAAAACTACTTTGAAGAACACTACGTTGCAGAGTACAACGATGAGGGGACTTGGTGGTTCATTTAACAACTATCAGGTAAACAAATTTTGGACAACATTTAACCACGACTTATATAATCGAATTTGTGAAATTAAAATGCAAGAGATATGAAAACACCGATACAAGCATTTAGAAGATTCATTGAAAATGATATGATGCAAAAAAATTATACGAAAGAACAGTTATTAGAATTAATTGATTTGCTTTTAATAGACAGAGAAAAAGAACATATAATGTTAGCTTATGATTTAGGAAGCAATGAAGGTTATGATTTAGCTAAAATAGATGATTTAGAAGAAGGTCATTTTATGAAAGAGCCAGTTGAATACTACAACGAAAAATACCTAAAAAAATGAGATTTAAACTAACATACCGAATAGGACTTGTAACTGTGCAGGAATGGATATTCACAAGCAAAGGACTTGCTTACTGGAAAAAAATGGACTTAATTCAAACAAACCGCTTTAATGATGGAAAATTTATCATCACCCCAACACAATAAATATGAACCGACTACAACTAATTGAATACCTGATAAAAGAACACGGACTAACTACAAAAGATAGAAGCCGCAATTATCTCTACAAACGTTTTTATCTTTACAATGAGCTGCGACAACTAAACTTGACACTAGCAGACATCGGAGAAATGTTTGGAGGCAAGCACTATGCAACGGTTTTGCACGGACTACGTCAACACGAAGACCTGCACAGGTTTGGATATGGTGACTATGCTTTAGCTACTAAGCAGCTTAGAGACTTCCTAGATGGCGCAGAACTGCCTTACTATAGTATTGATACACCTGATCTAAAACAAGACATTTTAAAGGCTAAAACCTTTGCTCAGTTTAAACGAATCCAACGACACATCAAGCTGGGTAAGTATGAAGAACCTACGTTAAAACCAAATGTTGAAAACAATTTTGAAGCGGTGCAACCTTTTTGAAATAAATTGTATCTTTGTTATTGTCCAGTGGTGCGGACTATGTAAAATATTTATAAAGCCTCGTTTGAGTAGGGAAGCACCACCCCGAAAAGACGGGGTTTTTTATTATGAAAAAATGTAATGAGTGTGGTATTTTAAAACCGTTGGATAATTTCCATAAAGATTTAAAAAAATCAGATGGTTTAAGGTCAAAATGTAAAAATTGCGTGTGTAAAAAACAAAGTGAATATCGAAAGAATAATTCAGAAAAAGTTAAATTATATGCGCGTGACTATGTTGCAAAAAATAGAGAATATTATCGTGAATATCAAAAAAATAAATACATTAAATCAAATAGAGTTATATTAACTACGGAAGAAAGAAAATTAAAAAAGAAAGAACACGATAAAAAATATCATATTAAATATCCTGAAAAAAGAAAAGCAAAAATTGCTGTGAATCATTTAAAAGTTGATAAAGGATATCACAAACATCATTGGAGTTATAATAAGGAGCATTACTCTGATATAATTTTACTTACTGATAAACAACATAAAAGTTTACATAAGTACATTAAATATTGTGCAGATACTTATTATTATAAAACTTTAGACGGACTTATATTGGATAGTAGGTCTAAACATATGAAATATATTCAAAATTTAATAAATACAGGTAAGATATGAGCGGTTGGATTAAAATACATCGCAAGTTTTTAGAGTGGGAATGGTTCAATAAATCGGAGGCAGTACACTTGTTTATTTATATGCTTTTAAAAGCTAACCATAAGGATGGTAAATGGCAAGGCATTGAAGTAAAAAGAGGTCAGTTTATTTCGTCTTTAGGTAACATTTCTAACGCTACTGGTATCTCAATTCAGACGATTAGAACCATTTTAAAAAAGTTAGAAAAGACTAATGAAATTGAAGTAAAATCAACAAGCCAATTTACTATCGTAACTATCTCAAAATACGATTGTTACCAAGAGCAAAACGATGACACTAACAAGCCACTAACAAACAATCAACAAGCGACTAACAAACAACTAACAACTAACAAGAATGAAAAGAAAGAAAAGAATAATACTTATAGCTTTTTAGCTTCGCTTATTGACAATGGTTTTGACGAAAAGTTGTCTCTCGAATGGATGGAAGTTCGTAAACAACTAAGAGCAGTAAATACTGAAACTGCATTTAACTCATTTATGAGGCAAGTACAAAAACACGGAGGAGACCGAAACTTAATTTTAAGAAAATGCGTAGAGCGTTCTTGGAAAGGTTTTAACGCTAATTGGCTTGAAAAGGAAAACGATAGATTACTAACCGCACTAAAAAATAATTAATGCTACTAAAACAAGGAGACTCGCTACAATACCTATTGGATGTGCGAGATGGTAAAATTAAACAAGGACTTGGACTCGACTGTTTGTTAGATGAGCATTTAAGATTTAAGCCAAAGCAACTAAATATAATTTTAGGACACGACAACGTAGGTAAGACGTATTGGATAAACTGGTACTTTCTATCTCTTGCACTTAAACACAATTTAACCTTCTGCATTTGGTCAGGTGAGAATCAAAAAGGTCAAATCCTTAGAGATATGATTCAAATGTATAGAGGCAAGCACTTTAGTAAATTAAGCCATTCGCAAATCAGCGGAGACCTTGCATACTTGGAGCAGTTCTTTACGTTTATTGATAACTCTAAACTTTACAAACCTGATGAGATTCTTGAGCTATTTAAGAATAGCGGAGCAGATGTTGGATTGATAGATCCATTTACAGGACTTGACCGAGAGATGAGCTTCTCAGGTAACTACGAATTTATGAACCGAGCTAGGCAGTTTGTCAACCAAACCGAAATGACAATTTACATAAACACGCACCCTAATAGCGAATCAGGCAGAACAGGAAACTTGTATGCAGAAGGCGCACTAAAAGGTCATTTAAAAGCACCATTAAAAGACCACATTGAAGGCGGTAAGGCTTTTTTAAACCGTTGTGATGATATGTTAGTTATTCACCGCTTAATTAAACATCCTGAACATAAATACAAAACTTGGTTGCAAGTAGAAAAGGTCAAGGATATGGAAACTGGAGGCAAGCATACTGAGATTGACTTTCCTGTGATATGTGAGTTTAACTCAGGCATCGGATTCCAAATAAACGGAGTAGACGCTTTAGCTCCATTTCGACCAAAAGAATTTCAAACAACACTTGAATCTGCAAAAGATGTGATTTCAACATCGGAGAAACTCCGTAGATTAGCAAACCAAAACCCTTTTTAAAATGGACTTATCACTAAAAATACTATGGGCAAAGACAACCGTGTGGACTGTTAAAGAACGAATCAAGAACGTAAGAGAAAAACTTGAAAAGGAGAAGCCTGATGCCAAAGACTACATAAACGGAGGCAAGGAAAGCGAAGAGTATTTACTAGAGACTATTCAGGTGATAAACCTACTTGAAGACGAAATAACAAATCTCAACCGAGAATTAAACCAACTGGCAAGACGAAACGCTCAACTGCGAGTAGCCTATCAAGAATTACAAGACGAACTTAAATTTAAAAACATTGAACTATGAAACGACTAAAAGTAGGAAGTGATTTTAGTGGAGTGGGTGCATTTGACCAAGCTCTGAAGCGTTTAGGCGTAAACTATGAAACGGTGTTCGCCTGTGATATGGATAAGTATGCAAGAGATACATTCATTCACAACTATGGAGAACCAAAATACTATCCAACCAATGTTTATGACCGAGAGATTCCAACCGAATCACTTGACATATATATGACTTCTCCTCCTTGTCAAGCATTCTCACTTGCTGGAAAGCGACTAGGAAAAGAGGATAAAAGAGGCATTTTGTTTTTTAACTCACACGAGTTTATTCAGGTAAACAAACCACGATGTTTTATATTTGAGAATGTTAAAGGTTTACTATCGGATGACAACGGAAGAACATTCCAAGAGTGGGTGAATATGCTTGGGGGAAAATCAGTTAATGGTCTACCGATTCTATTTCCTTACGATGATTCCATACCTTATCATCTATATTGGCAAGTTCTTAATGCAAAACACCATGGAGTTCCGCAAAATAGAGAGCGAGTATTCTTAATCGGCATAAGGGATGATACTGATAATAAATTTCAATTTCCACAAAAAGAGCATTTAACTAAACGATTGAAGGATGTTCTTGAACTAGAAGTAAATGCCAAGTATTTTTTAAGTGAGAAAATGATTAATGGATTTTTATCGCATAATAAAAGACATATAGAAGAAAAAGGACAAGATGGATTTAACTGGAAACCAAAAGACGAATCACAAATAGCTAACTGTTTAAGAGCAAATGCAGCTTTATGTGCAACAGATAATTCGATAAAAGTTAAATCTGCTACTATAAAAGGATACGAGGAGGCAATGGAAGGTGATTCAATTAATTTTAGCGTACCAAATAGCGAAACACGAAGAGGAAGAGTAGGAAAGGGAGTAGCACAAACTTTAGATACTGGATGCAATCAAGGTGTTATCCATAACTGCATTACTCAAGCAATAGGAAGGCAAGGAAGTTCAAGTGAATATATTGATAGTTGTAAAAAAGTTTACAAAGCATCAAATCAAATACGAAGGCTTACACCTAGAGAATGCTTTCGACTAATGGACTTTCCGGATACATTTACTTGGAAGGTAAGCGATTCACAAGCATACAAGCAAGCTGGCAATTCAATCGTAGTTAACGTACTTTACAAAATCTTAAAACAACTGCCTTTATGAGATGTAAAAACTGCAAGGAGAAGTTTGAGCCTATCCGCTTTTTACATAAATACTGCCTCAAAGAAGAATGTATCCGTGCTTTTGTAGCTGAAAGCAAAGAGAAGCAATGGAAGCAGACAAAAACAAGAATGAAAAGTGATTTAGAGACTGTTCAAGATGTTGTCAAGGCAGCTCAAATGATATTTAACAAATACATCCGAGAACGAGACAAAGACGAACTATGCATCTCTTGTAAGCAGAAACCAAAGAAAGAAAACGCTGGACATTTCTACAACGCTAACAACCATTGGAACGTACGCTTTGATGAGGACAACGTTCACTTACAATGCGAAAGGTGCAATAGCTTCTTATCAGGTAATCTAATTGAATATAGAGCCAACCTACTAACTAAAAACGGAGCTGAAAGATTCAATCAACTAGAATCAAGAGCTAGGGTAACACGAAAGTTTACAAAAGACGAATTAAAAGAATTGATAAAAAAATATAAAGAAATGTACAACCAATTGAAATAAGTTATATATTTGTATAAATAATTAATTAAACGCTATGAAAAATTTATTTAAAAGTTTGGCAGCATTTCAGCAGGAAGTGCCAGTCATCCACAAAGCCACACAAGGCTACGGCTATTCCTACGCAGATTTACCTGCTATCTTTGACAAGATTAATCCGTTGCTAAAGAAACACGGACTAGGATTCACACAACAACTTACAAACCAAGATGGACAAAACTGCCTCAAGACGGTTATCTTTCACGAGAGCGGTGAGTTTATGGAATCGGTTTGTATGATTCCTTACGTTCAACTCAAGGGTATGAATGACTATCAAGGATTTGGCTCAGGTGTAACGTACTACCGACGCTATGCTTTGAGCGCAGCACTTGGTTTAGTAACCGACAAAGACACGGACGCATCAGGTGAGCAAGTAAAGACCGAAAAGAAACTACCAGCTATTGATCAGAAGAGATTCAGCGCAGCAGTTCAAGCCATTGCCAAAGGTGAATTTACACGAGAGAAACTCGAATCATCGTTTGCATTAACTGAAGGTCAAATTGATATGCTCAACGCACTATGAAAGCTCTCAAGATTCGATGTTCTGCCATAGGAAAGATTATGGCGACACCACGCTCTAAAACGGAGCTGCTATCCCAAACTGCTAAAACTTACATCCACGAACTTGTGCTACAAGAGAAATACGGCATCAGGAAGGAGTTTTCAAGCCGTTACACGGACAAAGGGAACGCAGTTGAGGATTTATCTATCTCGTTAGTTAACGATGTCTTAGACGTAGAATTTATCTACAAGAACGAAGAGTACTTTGAGAACGATTTTATCACAGGAACGCCTGACGTAAACACGGAGAAGGTATTGCTTGACGTAAAAAGCTCTTGGGATGCTACTACGTTTCCGTTTTTTGACACCGAGATACCTAACAAAGATTACTTCTATCAGCTACAGGGTTATATGTGGCTCACTGGTAAACAACAGTCAATGCTTTGTTACTGCCTTGTTGATACACCTATCGAAATGGTAGAGGATGAAATCAGGAGAGCGCATTGGAAGCTGCACAAGATTGATGAGGACTATAACTTGCGTGAGGAGATTCTGCGCAAACACGAATTTAGCCAAATCCCAAAGAACCGAAGAGTAAAAGTATTCTACGTACAAAAAGACGAAGCAGTCATCCAACAAATTAAAGACAGGATTGAAGATTGCAGATTGTATTACGACACCTTAATGAAATTCCTATGAACCAGCAAGTAGAAGACCCGATAGTAATGGCAGTTTTTGCGAAGTATGCGGAACGCTCACAACGAGGGATAGAGAAGTACGGCACTATATTAACACGAACTGATTTAAACCTAACCGATTGGCTCAATCACCTGCAGGAGGAATTGATGGATGCCACGCTCTACATAGAGAAGCTGAAGGCAGATGTCAAAACAAGCAAGAATAAGGGGTAAAAATTGCCACATAACTTAAAACAAAATGATAACTAAACAACAAGAACAATGAAAGTATTTCTACTATATGTTCGAAAAGAAAATAGAACAACTTATTATTATGATGTTGGGGCAATATGGTGCTTACACATAAAAAAACCCTTATACAAAATAGTATGGAATAAATGGTTCTTAAACAGAAGAATAGTGTTATGCATATTAAAAAACAATTAAACAACAAGAACAATGAAAGAATCAATAGAAAAATTTGCAGAGGAACATGGTTTTGTTAAACTAACACAATCAAACCACCCTCAAGATGGACAAACAGTAGAAATTTTGGGTAGTTCAATTTCAAAAGATATTAATGTAGAAAAAGTAGAATGGTTTTTTGATGGAGTTAATCACAATTATAAATGGATAACCCATGAGTTTAACAAGGGTATGATGACAACTTCACTTGATTATTGGAGACCTTTTCAACTTAAAAAATGTTCATATTGTTGACACCAACAAAATGATATAACCTTTAAACAACAAGAACAATGAAAGATGAAAGAAAATCAAGTTTGATTGTTTTACAAGCAGATATGACAATTGAAGAAATAGAAGTTCTTATTTTAGAAATACAAAGAATTTCTGAATTAATGGGAATTAAACTAACCTTTAAACAAAAAGAACAATGAAAACATATTATGTAATTAAACGCCCTATCAGTAATAATTATTTGACTTTTATTGATGGTTATGGTGATTTTCTTCAAGCAAAAACATTTGATACTGAAGAACAAGCAATAGAAGAAATAGTAACATTAGATGGGCATTTTATAATTGAAAAAGTATATAACATTTAAACAACAAGAACAATGAAACAAATAACAAAATCAGTAATTAAGCTATCGGAGATTCCACAGCATTTACAACAAGACGAAATCCTACAAGGACACAAAGTGCATACCTACGCAGAGTTTCACATTGATGATTCCGAACAAGATGAGTTGACATTGTGGCTATTGAGTCAGTACCCTACATTAAAACGGAAGATAAGTTTCTTAATTCACATTGATAAATAATGGCAATGAAGACAGCAGTAGAATGGTTGATGGAAGAACTACCAAAAAATGGTTCGGGAGCAGTAAGAACATTTGGAGATTTGTTTGAACAAGCTAAAGAAATAGAGAAGGAGCAAATTAAAGACTATGATTTTTACAAGAGTTATTGGGAAGTCAGAAATGTAAAAAAAATCAAACAGCAATGAAAATAGAGATAACCCACTACGGAAATAAAGCAAGCTATGAGTTCGATAACGAGGATGTGGAGCTTGAAGATTTAGTTTATCACCTTGAAAAGCTGATTTGGTTGACTGGCTATTCAATCAATGGAAGATTAGAAATCGTAAACGACGAACAATGAAACCCGAACACGAATACCTCGCAGCACTCACCACGATGCTACTTGTAACGGCAGTAGCAATTATTTTAGTAATCAATTTAATCTATAATTTATAATGGAAAACAAAACAAACACAGGAGCAATCTTTAAGAACGACCACAAAAAAGCGGAAAACCACCCCGACTACAAAGGAAAGGTAAACGTAAACGGCAAAGAGATGGAAGTAGCTCTTTGGGTAAAGCAAGGAAAAAACGGAAGTTTCTTCTCTGCTGCATTTAGCGAGCCGTATGTAGCACCAGTTGAACGAGCGCCAATTGGAGATAGTATTGATTCAGATTTGCCCTTCTGATATGTACATCAATGACGAAGACCTACGGAAGCAGATACACAAACTCCTACTTAACCGAACACGAAACCAAATCGTAGAGGACATTAAGCTATTAGGATACAAGATGCATCACTTCCAAGTAAACAACTTCCTCAAAGGCAAAGACGTCACCTTATCAACACTTCACAAGTTAGATAACTACGTTAGCCGAGAGATGTATTTAAACGGATTAGAGCCACTTTAACAGGTGGCTTTTTTTGCGTGCAACTTGTTTGATTAAAATATAGTCTTATATTTGTTTAGAATTTAACCAATGAACGCATTAACTATCTTATCAAAATATCACAAAGAGTGGCTTAACATAGTCCGTTTATTTGGTGACAACGAGTTCGCAGAAGATGTAGTACAAGACGTCTATTTAAAGATTGACCAATACAATTACTACGATAGAATCATTCAAGACGGAGAACCAAACCGTGCTCTGATGTGGATACTACTACGAAACACAACCTATAGAGCCAACAAAACCGCATCTAATGACTTATCTATAGAAAAGGTTATGAATTTATCAGCAGAAGAATTAGAGCTACCTAAACACGAATCATTAGAAAGAATCTACGAGAGAATAGAATGGGAGATTAAAGGTTGGAACTGGTACGACCAAAAGCTATGGAAGATATACAAAGACGAAAGAAAACCAATGCGTCAAATAGCAGATGAAACAGGTATCAGTTTAAAGTCTATTTTCCTAACTATAAAATCTTGTAAAGAAAAAATACGTCAATCGGTAGGCGATGATTATACCGACTTTTTGAATGAACAATATGAATTAATTTAATATGGCAAAAAGAAAAGCAACAGGTTTAGGTGATACAATAGAACAAATCACGGAAGCCACAGGAATCAAAAAATTAGTAGAGTTCATAGCAGGAGAAGATTGCGGATGCACGGAGCGTAAAGAAAAGCTCAATGCTTTATTCCCTTATCGAAGTCCAAAGTGCCTACTTGAAGACGAATACAACTACTTAACGGAATCACAGGTATTGTCTAAGCACACTTTAAAACCAAGCGAGCAAGACGCAATCTTAAAGATTTACAACCGCATCTTTGGAATCAGCAGAGAGCCTACTTCTTGTGCTACTTGTTGGAT